GCGTGGAGGTCACGAGCCTGAAGGCTGCCGACTGGGAGCAGGCGCTGGACTTCGACCGCATCATCATTGCGGCGACCGACCAACTGGACACCCGCGCCATGGAGGCCCTAGGAGCGCGCAAGCCGTTCGTCTGGGTGCATCACGCGCAGCCGAGGACCGCCGACCGGGCCAAGCTCTTCACCGTTGCGGCCCCGTTCGTGTGCATGTCCCGCAAGCACGCGCAACTAGAGGCGTCGTGGACGGGCACGGCACCGGAGTGGAATCACGGAGTCATCGACCCCGACGACGTGAAGTCGCAGGAGAAGGACCGTGACGCTCTCTGGGCAGCGCGCAACCATCCGCAGAAGGGCCGCACGTCGGCGCGCATCTGGGCGATGAAGAACGGGCGCGACCTCACGGAGATGACGAATGCCCCCCGCGCTGCCGTCCTTGATGCCATGGCTAGGCACCGCACCTTCGTCCTGCTGCCCAAGGGCTTCGACTCCTGCCCCCGCACGCTGATGGAGGCCGAACTCGCAGGCTGCGAGATCGTCACCAACGACCTCACGGGCCGCAGGGACCCCGGCGACATCCGCGAGGTGCTCGCCGCCCAGCCCGGCAAGTTCTGGGACTGGCTATGAGCATCGGGGTTGTCACAGTTGCATCGGATCTCTACGCCGAGAACCTGCCAGCGTGGGCCGAGTCCGTCAGGGCGCTGAACACGCAGCCCGACCAGATCGTCATCGCCTGCCAGACCGTCCCCGTGGACTTGGACCTGGACTGCACCATCGTCCTCATCCCCGCCGACGAGCCGTGGGACTTCGCTACATGGTGGAACCGCGCCATCGCAGCCTGTGACACCGATTGGGTGGCGTGGTGCGGCGTGGACGACACCTACCGACCGCACGCGATGGACAGCATCGAGCGCAACGACGCCGACGTGGTTGGCCTCGGCTTCCAGTACGACACGGGGCAGACGTGGATACCGCAGGCGGACAACGCCGCCATCCGCGCGGTGGAAGGCAACCTCATCCCCTGCGGCTCGCCGTTCAGGAAGTCACTGTGGCAGAGGATGCCGATTCCGCAGGGCTTCGGTCCTCTCGCGGACTGGGCCTTCTGGGTGGGGCTCGCATTCATCAACGCGCGCTTCGCCTCCACGGGCCGGATCGACGTGGACTACTCCTTCGCCGGTCACATCAACCCGCCCATTGAGCCAACCCGGACGCAGATACGCGACTGGGTGCAATCACTCTAGGAGGCCGCATGGCGCTCTACGCGAGCACCGCGCAGATCAAGGCGGCTCTGCGGATCACCGACACGGTGGACGACTCGCTCGTCAGCATGGCGGGGTCTGCCGCGTCTGAGCTGATCGACAACTACTGCGGTCGCACGTTCGGCACCGTCTCGGCCACCCGCTACTACGCGCCCACCGATCAGATCGTGTGCCAGATTGACGACCTCGCCGGCACGGCGGGGCTGTCCATCCAGACGAGCAGCGCAGGCAATGGGCAGTACGACCAGACGTGGGCGACGACGGACTACCAACTGGAGCCGCTGAACTCCTACAGCGACGGCATGACGCTGCCCTACACGCGCATCCGAGCCATCGGAGCCTACTGGTTCCCCACCATCTTCAACTCGGTCACGCTCAAGGTTACGGGCACGTTCGGCTACCCGACCGTCCCGGCGTCCGTCACGCAGGCGGCAGTGATCCAGTCATCGCGCATCTTCAAGCGCCTGGACTCACCGCTCGGCGTTGCAGGCTTCGGCGACATGGGCGCCATTCGCGTGACCCGCTCCGTTGACCCTGACGTTGCCGTCCTGCTTGATCCCTACAAGCGAATGCACGGCATCGCATGACGACCATCACGGACATCCGCACCGGCCTCGCCGCGAACGTCGGCACCATCAACGGCCTTCGCACGTCGGCCACGGTTCCCGACCAGATCAACCCGCCCGTCGCGGTGGTCATGCCGTCGCGGATCTCCTACGACCGCGCCTACCACCGTGGCCTCGATGAGTACGAGTTCACCGTGACCGTGTTCGTCGGGCGCGCTGAGGAGCGCGTGGCTCAGAACTTGCTTGACGGCTACTGCAACCCCACGGGTACGTCGTCGGTCAAGACCGCCATTGAGGGAGACCGAACCCTCGGCGGGGCAGTAAGCGATTTGCGCGTCACCGAGATGCGGGGGATAACGCCCGTCCTCGTCGGCGACACAACCTATCTCACCGCCGAGTTCGTCGTGTCGGTGTTCGCTCAATAAGAAAGGCAGACCATCGTGGCTGTTTTCGTCGCAACTGACTACAAGATCAGCATCAACGGCACCAACTTCTCCACCAATCTGACCAAGGCCGAGCTTTCCATCGAGTCGGATGACGTGGAGACCACCACCTTCGGCGCTGGCTGGCGCTCGCGCGTCGGCGGCCTGAAGAACGCGAGCCTCACGCTCTCGTTCAACCAGGACTTCGGTGCCTCCAGCGTGGACGCAACCCTGTTCCCGCTGCTCAACACCATCGCCACCGTCGTGATCCTGCCGACCTCGGCTGGCACCTCAGCGACGAACCCGTCCTACACGGGCACGTTCCTCGTCAACCAGTATTCGCCGATCTCGGCGAGCATCGGCGACCTCGCAACGTTCGACGTGACGTGGCCCGGCGCCGGCACCGTGACGCGCGGCACCGCCTGATCTCTGCTCCACCGGCTTGACCACCTGTGCCCCTTCTCGGGGCGTGCTCCGACGAAAGGAAAGTCATGCTTCAGCCAGTCACGTTCTCCGTCACGATGGACAACGAGTCGGGGGTCAATGTCACCGCATCGGCCCCCGACTACGTTGCCTACGAGCAGACCTTCAACAAGTCCATTCTCGAAGGTATGCAGCACGGGCTGTGGTCCGTCTACATGTATGTCATCTGGCACGCCATGTTCCGTCAGGGCCTCACCACCCTGTCGTGGGACGAGTGGCTGGACAAGAGCCCTCAGTTTGAGAGCGAACTGAAGAGCGAGGAACCCGCCCCTTTGGAACCGGAAGCACCCACTGGATCATCGCCGGACTCGCAGTAGAGACCGGCATAGCTCCATCGGTGCTGCTCCAGGAGTCGCCCCGAATGATCTACACGATGCTGCGCTACATCAAGCATCGCAACGATGAGCAGGCCAAGGCCGCGCGTCAGGCAAGGGGGAAGTGATGCGGGTTGAGGTCGAAGGGCTCGGGCGCCTCGTCAACCAACTGGAGAAGTTCTCCCCTGAGGTGTCGAAGGTTCTCAAGACTGAACTCAAGCAGGCCGCTACTGGCGTGGTGAAGGCTGCCCGAGGGCTCTACCCGAACGATGGCCTGAGCAATTGGGGCATGTGGACGGCGGACGGCTCTCGCGGTGGCCAGAACGCGGGAGGCCGCGACCTCGGCTACATCGGTGGCATGGCAAGGCGTGGCGTGAAGGTCGCCACGAACCGCTACCGCCGAGCAGGAGTCACCACAGCGTTCGGCTACGACGTGGTGAGCAGCACTCCCATGGGTGCCATCTACGAACTCATGGGCGCCACTGGCGCGGTCATGGCGCGGAACATGAATGCCAAGCACCCGCGCCCGGCTGGCAACAAGCCTCGCGCGATCTTCCCGGCGTACTACGCCGCGATGCCGCAGGCGCTTGAGCAGATCGAAGCCGCAATCCGCAAGGCTGAGCAGGAGGTGGGTCGCTGATGGCTGCTGGTGGCATCAAGGTCCACGTCTATGGCGACTACGACGACAAAGACATCAACAAGGCCATTAAGGACCTCCAGTCGCTCAAGACTCAGGCAGGGGCGCCCACAACGGCGCTCGGTGGCCTGAGCGGCGCACTGAAGTCTGTCGGCGTTGCCGCTGCCGCGTTCGTATCCTTCAATGCCGTCGCTGACTTCTTCAAGGAGTCGGCTGCGAACGCCATCGAGGACGAGCGATCCCTGCGGATGCTCAACACGACGTTGAGCAACCTAGGCTTCGCTGCTGCCACTGATGAGGTGGCAGCGTTCGTGGATCAGACTCAGGCAACGTATGGCTTCCTGGACGATGATCTCCGTCCCGCGCTAGCTCGTTTGGTGCGAAGCACCAACGATGTTGCGCAGGCCGAGAAAGTCCTCCAGACTGCCATGGACATCAGCGTCGGCACGGGTAAGTCCCTCGATGTCGTCGCGGCAGCACTGGGCAAGGCCTATGACGGGAACGCGGCATCCCTTGGGCGCCTCGGCCTCGGCCTTGATAAGGCTACGCTCAAGAGCGCCAACATGGCAGAGATCATGCCGAAGCTGAACCAGATGTTCGGCGGTCAGGCGGCGGCTGCTGCCGACACCTACGAGGGCAAACTTAAGCGCATCTCCATCGCTGCGGACGAGGCTAAGGAGACCATCGGCTACGCGCTGCTCAACGCGCTGGACAAGCTCTCTCAGTCCTTCGGCGGTACGGGCGGGATCGTTGCGGCCATCACTGCCGCCGGCGAGTCGATGGCCAACTTCATCACGGGTGTCGGGCTAGGCGCCAACGCCATCGTGGACTTCTTCGCGCGCACGAGCGCTGCCATCGCTAGCAGCAATGTCGCGGATGAGACGGACGGCCTGACCAACTTCTTCAAGAGCCTCGTCTCCTACCTTCCGGGCGTCGGCCTTGCCAACACCTTCACGGTTATCGGCGAGGAGGGCGCGAAGGCGAACGCTGAGACGCAGCGCTTCAGTAACTCGATGCGCGCGCTCGGGGATCGCTACACGGCACTAAGCGCATCCCTGACGCCAACAGCGCAAAAGACCAAGGAACTTGCCAACGCGCAGGAGGACGCCAAGGCCTCGGCGGATCGCCTCA